GAAAAAACTATCATGTTAGCAACAAGTGAAGATTTATCAGAAGAACCTGTTCGAGCTATGATAAAAGATTTAGCCCAAGATTATTTAATGAGTTTTGATTATAAAATTTTTAATAAAAAAATCAAACCCAAAGGCGAAGAAATGAACGTCAAAAAAAGTGCGGAGAAAGACATGGCAGATGTAATGGAAGCCAGTTTTAACAAACTTACAGGTTCATCTAAATCCAGTTATCAGGGAATAGATGAAGTTAAAATTGTGTTAAGACATAAAAAGGCTATAGACGAAGAAAAACGTGGTGCTAGAAGTAGAGATATCCATAGTATATATATTAAACGTGGTCAGGAAATGTTTAAATTACCTGAAAATAATTTAGCGATGGCAAGAGCTATGGCTAGGCATATACACAATGGTGGTGAAACTTTTGACACAGTAGGACAAACTATTACAGAAATGGCTAAAGATTACAGACAACTCCGTGAGTTTGTGAGATATGTTAGAAATTCTAAATTAGTAAATGAAGATAATCAAGAGTTTGTTGAACTGGCTGTGGAAAATATCCAGGAAATACAAAGTTATTTCAAAAGATTACAAGGTGTAAAAAGTTATGCCAACGCAGTTGAAAGTTTAAATGATTATAATTCTGTAGAAGTTCTTACAGACGATATAGATATTGAAAGTAAATTTACAGAAACACATTTTGATGACAAAGTTGCTAATGTGACTAATAACTTAAAAAATTTAATCAGCAGAAAGAAAAGTTTTGAAAGTTATATAACAAAAGCAGTAGAGTCAGAAAATTTTGCTGAACTAAAAGACAGGTTAACAGAAACAGATATTATGGATTTCGAAAATCCTCATGCTAGACTTGGACATCAGGTAAGTATGTTAAGCCAAACAGCAAAAGATGATAGACTATCAAATTATTTACAAAATTTGAGCAGTAAACTTAGTGCAGGTAGTGGACTTAATCAGTTTGAATACGGTACTATTAAAAGTTGTTTATTGAGTGCTAATAACAATTCATATACAAAATCAGCACCTATGGATGTTGCAGAAGCATATGAAGTGTTTATAAGCCAATTTGCAGAGTAAAATCAGCATTTAAAGATAAATAAATTTGTTGGCCAGAAATGGCCAATAGTTGTAAAAAAGTACTTGACTTTTTTGCATCAAGGCATTATAATAATAAAACAGTTGTACCCTAAACACAGAAGGTATGACAAACATGGCAAATATAGGAGAAACATCATGGCCTCATTAGCAGAAATAAGAGCAAAACTACAATCTATGGAATCCAAATCCAGCGGTAGTTCCCCAGCTCAAAGCGATAACGCAATTTACCCATTTTGGAATATAGACGAAGGAACAAGTACCTTGTTAAGGTTCTTACCTGACTCTGATCCAAACAACACGTTCTTTTGGGTTGAACGACAAATGATCAGACTTACATTCCCTGGAGTTGTAGGTGGCGATCAAAAACCAACAACTGTACAAGTACCTTGTATGGAAATGTTTGGTGAAAATTGTCCAGTATTGACTGAAGTTAGACCTTGGTTTAAAGATCCATCTTTAGAAGATATGGGTAGAAAGTATTGGAAAAAACGTTCTTACATTTTCCAAGGTTTCGTAAACGAAAATCCACTAAACGAAGAAAGTCCTGAGAATCCAATTAGAAGATTTGTAATTGGTCCTCAAATTTTTAACATTATTAAATCAGCATTAATGGATCCAGAAATGGAAAACCTACCAACTGATTATGTTAATGGTACTGACTTCCGTTTAGCAAAAACAACTAAAGGACAATACGCAGATTATTCCACAAGTAAGTGGGCAAGAAAAGAAACAGCATTGACTGAAGAACAACTTGCGGCGATTGATACACATGGATTATTTAATCTAAATGATTATCTTCCAGCAAAACCAACTGAAGAAGGTGTACAAGCGATTGCTGAAATGTTCCAAGCAAGTGTTGATGGAGAGCTGTATGATCCAGCAAGATGGGGTAACTTTTTTAAACCCTATGGACTTGATACAGGAAGTACAAACACTCAATCAACAGTCGCACCAGCTCAAACTGTACCAGCAACTGAAACAGCGAGTGTGGCTCCTGTAACAGAAACTGCACCAGCACCTGCACCAGCAGTAGAAACTCCTGCACCAGCACCAGCGGCTGAACCAGTAGCAACTGCTCCAGCAGAAGCATCAGGTGATGCAGGTAAAAAATCAGCAGATGATATTCTTGCAATGATTAGAAACAGACAGTCATAAGGAGTAAACATGCAAAAACCTTTTGACTTAACAAAGTTCAGAACTGGATTGACTAAAAGCATTAGTGGAATTAGTGCTGGTTTCCATGACCCTAGGGATTGGATCAGCACTGGTAACAAAACACTTGACTACCTAATAAGTGGGGACTTCAATGGAGGTATCCCACTAGGTAAAGTTAGTGTGTTTGCAGGTGAATCAGGTTCTGGTAAATCGTTTATATGTTCTGGAAACATTGTAAAAAATGCACAAGATAAAGGATGTCAGGTAGTATTATTTGACTCTGAAAATGCATTGGACGAACAATGGTTACAGGCATTAGATGTAGACACTAGTCCAGAAAAATTACTGAGAATTAGTGTATCAATGATTGATGACGTTGCCAAAGCAATATCTGAATTTATTAAAGACTATAAAGCAAATTATGGCGATCTAGAATATGATGAAATGCCAAAACTTGTTTTTGTTGTAGATAGTTTAGGTATGCTTCTAACTCCAACTGACGTTGATCAATTCAACAAAGGTGATATGAAAGGTGATATGGGTCGTAAACCTAAGGCACTAGCCTCCTTGGTTAGAAATACGGTAAACCAAATTGCACCTTTCCCTATCGCTTTAGTGGCTACTAACCACACTTACGCAAGTCAGGACATGTTCGATCCTGATGATAAAATAAGTGGCGGTCAAGGATTTATCTACGCAAGTAGCATAGTAGTAGCAATCAAAAAACTAAAACTTAAAGAAGATGCAGATGGTAACAAAACATCTTCTGTGCAAGGTATAAGAGCCGCATGTAAAGTTATGAAGTCAAGATACAGCAAACCTTTTGAAGGTGTGCAGATCAAGATTCCATATGAAAGCGGAATGGATCCATATAGTGGTATGTTAGAGATGTTAGAATCCAAAGGCATTGTGGAAAAAGTCGGAAATAAATTATCTTACATATCTCCTGTAACTGGTGAAGAAATAAAAGAGTTCAGAAAAGCATGGACTAATGAAAAACTTCAGATAGTTATTGATGAATGGGGACAAAATCCTGTAGCACAAGAAGATGTGCCTGAGGACATAGACCCTGACGTTTTAGAACCAGAAATGGAGGATTACACAGATGAATCCTGAAGTAGCACTTATGTATGAGGTATGGGATAATATTAAAAGTACTATACCTCAAAAAGAACGTCTTCAAGTTGCAGAGTCAATGGTGAGAACTTTTGATGAGCATGTTGATATTTCAGAAGTCGAAAACAATCTAAACGAGTTCGATACAATTATGAAAACTGCTATCGTTAGTCATTTTGATATCGGCCTGGAAGAAGAAGATGAAGACGAGGATTGGGAATATTAGTGGCAACCTATTATAATAAAATTGTTGACGATCTAGGAAACATTGTAGATGCAATAGCATTCTATGAAGGCGAACTGGAAGATGCAAGATGGGAAGTCAGGATCAAAGGGAGTTTGGAGAAAGCCTCCTCCTCCCTTCCCGGTCTCACTGAGTTTCGCTTCAATCAACTACAAGAGATTGAAGCAATTCTCGAACATTTAAATATAGAACTTCGCAGAGAACGTTCTAAAACATTCCGTAAGTATTTGGAAAACTATAATAGAACTTTGAGCAGTAGAGATGCAGATAAGTTTGTAGATGGCGAAGAAGGTGTTATAAATTTAACACACTTGGTAAACCAATTTAGTTTATTAAGAAACAAATACTTGGGAATTATGAAAGGACTAGATGCCAAGCAATGGCAAATAGGACACATTACCAGACTCAGAACTGCTGGTATGGAAGACATTGTTATAGATTAATAATGAGACCTTTAGTAGTAAAAAATGCTCTATCAGAAGAAACTTTAGCATTTATAAATTCTATAGATGAAAAATGGCAAAAAGGTGGGTTTATGAGAAATGAACAAACTCACACCTATAGGAATGTTTTAAGTAAAGATAGAAGGTGCTGGGCAATTAATTTAAATGGTTATAAAAAATTATTAAATGAATTTGAAAGTTTAATTAAAACATATAATAATACAAATCAAGAAATAAAATTAACTAATGGAAACATTGATTGCCATCTTTTAGAATACAGAGATGAGGATGTTGGTACATTAGCAGAGCATCAAGATGTATATTATATAGATTCAGATGTTAGAAAATTGAGC